GAAGAAAGGTTCGGTGTCTCGGTAGGAGAAACCGGGGTTTCTCCACCTTTCAGGGTAGGATTCCATCCTTTCCTTGTCGAAGAACCGCCACAGGGGCGCTTCTTTTGTTGAACCCCGCTTGGATTCGACATCTGACCTAACCATCAGGTTAGGCAGTAGTATACCACGGAAGAGCCAGTGGTAATACACCCTCTTCACGATTTTGAAGAAGGTTATCGTGGGACTCTCAAGGATCCCGCGAGGCAAAGCCTGTAGAAGCTCGGCATGCTCCTCACTTGGAGGAGTTATGACCGCCCGTTCAGGCAGCCACTTCCTAAGCCGGTCGAGCGTAGGAAGAATGAGGTCGTGTTTAAACACGCCCCCACGTGGTTTGTCAGAAACCACGTACTTATGAGCCCACGTCCTCATAAGTTGGCGCTCCATACGATAGAGCGTCTCTGCCGGAGATTTCGATTTCCGACGGATTACTTCCGAGAAAAACTCGGGGTCGGGATCATAAGACCCGTCACCCCCGATCTCCTTGGGAGTATAAGGACATAGACACTCTATGTCCCTTGGTACTACAAGGTGTTGTAGTACCTGGCCTGTTGAATACATCAACTGAGCCCGGGCACTGGAAGTCCCAGTGACCCATCGAGCCTCCTTACCAAGGAGGTCGAATCTGCCCGTGTTTGTACACGAGTATGTATCCGTTTCAACCTTAACAGGTAAGAAGAGACGGATTCTAGGGTAGTCGAGGTAATCGACAACCCTCCCTCGCCAGATAGACTGGCGGGTCGTATCTAGGGAAGACCTAGGTACAAGGGACCCCTCTTCACAATAGAAGAGTAAGTGGTCACTATCGAAGGTATCATCCTCCGATATCTTCCACCCCCCGGTGGAAGCAGCTGTGCGGAAGTAAGGGGAAAGCATTCCCTCCGCCCAGATAACGACGTAGATGACTACTACATCGTCCCCGACCAGTGTGTACGCTGAACCAGCGATAACTGGTCGGAAAGGTTTCCTCTCATGGAGGCCTCTAACCTTGAGTTCCTCAAGGTTATAAGGTTTGGAAGATCCAACCCTTTCGATTTCTCGATTCGTCGAGAAACCCCCTATCGGAGAATCCAATAGGGCCTTTCGGACGTTATAATCTTGTCCGATAGTTAAGATTACTTTAGTGAAGTAATCTCCCATCAAGAAACCTCTTGATGTCCAGAACCGGGAGTACTGGTTCTTTGAGACTCGGAAGAACACGAGCCTCTTGGTAGTGTAGATACACTTTGCCAACATCATCAACCCTGTGGGTTGCTGAGAGCCAGAGGTCTGACGGATAAATTCCGACCAGACTGCCTTTGCGAACCACCAATTACCAAAATCAGTGGCTTCCTCAAGGTCAGTACTGAAACCTCTGACTGGGTTTCCTTGGAAACCATCCCACGCCGGGTTCTCCGGCGCGAGCTGATCATGGAGAAATCTCCATAGATTACGGTCCTTAGTAAGGCCCGTTTTGGTCTCCGCTGAAACGACGGCGGGGACTAGGGCATGTGAAAATGCCCCCATTACGACCTGGTAGGCGTAATGAGCCACTGTGATTGACCGAGCTTTGCTCTGGTCCTCGACACAGTGGTACCGAGTGGATCGAACTTTCCACCCGGTTTCTAATATCTCATGAATAGCCCATGAGAGTAGGTCCTGTGAGGATCTCACAGGACGGGGCGTCTGGAATGGAGTAAAATCCAAAGTCCGGACGTCATAGTGACCGTGTAAGACACGGTTACTGGCTAGATACAGAAGGCATCTAGTCTGCCCACCGGTTTCATCCCGGCGGGAGCCCGGGAGGTAGTTTCTCCTCTCGGCCATTTGCGGTTTCTGCGGAAACTGCAAGCATGACTTAGGTCCCGTTGAGACCTGAGCCTCAAGTCCGGTGACATTCCCGGACCTGATTGTTGATTGTAGGATTCCTACATCAATCTCGAGAGGAGCGCATGCTACTGTGATGGTAGCACGGAATTTTTCCAAGCTCTTCTCGATCATCGAGCTGTCACACAGCCCGGTTGCTCTGGACTGAGTCCACAGCAAGAGGCTTCGAAACCTCTCCCTCTTCGCGTTCAAGCCGGTTACGACCTGATTGAAGAGCCTAACATACGCCAGATGCTGACGTGTGGCCCCAGCGAAGGGGATCGTGATACCAGAGTTTGGTATCCCGCTTAATGCGGCTTGCTTCCGCATTAACTTTTTCGTCTTTTTCAA